CTTTTTGCACGTCATAGGCGAAAGCCTTTCCGGTCGCCTGGTCTTGGTTCGGATCGGCGTTCGCCGGAGGCCCGCTAACAGATGGGTCGGGGTTTGCGGTCGGACGATCGATGACAAATGGATTGGGCAGGGAATCGCGCTTGGCGAGCGCTTCGAGGCTAAAGTTCTGCTGCTGCATATATACCGTATCACCGCCGGCAATCTTGTCGCGATCCATCTCCTCGCGCGCTTCGTTGACGGTCAGGATGGAACCTTTCACCCCCTCGCCAAGCGTGCGCATCTATGTCGCCGTATCCATGCGGAACAGACCGCGCAAGTCGAGGTCAACGCCTAGTTGTGTGCTGCGCCCGTTGATAGTGACCGCCTCGCCAATACCAAGCCCTTCATCCTGACAAATCTCGTATTCCTCGATCAAAGATTGCAGGCAGTCCGAATAATAGATCTGATTCAGTACTTCCCCATTTTGATAGGTCGGCATCTGGCCGATACCCACCTTGAACGCTGGAACATGGAAGGCGGCGCAGACCATTTCCGCGGTCATTTTCAACTATTCGATGAGTTGCGCATCGGCGCTCGTCATGACCATCGGTTCATACTTCAAGCCATCGCCGAGTACGGCGATCTTGCCGGAATTCACACCGGTAAATTTTTCTTCCCATGCCAGCTTCAGGCGGTCAGCGGTTTCCTGGCCGATTTGACCGGGCGCAGTCAGCACGCCAGATGGACGCGCACCATTCGCAAAAAAACTACGGCTGGAATTCTGGATCGCGATACCCTGCGCCGAAGGTACGCCGGCAGCGTATAGCGGCGAGATGCCGACCAGCGGATGAAACAGACAGTTCATCCGGTCATGGATGATCTCTGATGCCGGAACTAGGATTTCTTCCGTAACACCGGAAAGGTTATCCGTGTGAAGCTGATAGTAGACCTGGCCATCTGGCGCAACGAGTGGCAAAACGCGGCGAGCATCGAGAATGTATTGCTGAACCACGATGCCGCGAGCATCGCGCTCAAGCAGGGCATACGTATTTCCGAAAACCAACTTGCTCATCGCCCACCATTCCTTAAACTGGATATGGTTCTGATAGCGATTCGGTTTGCGAATGACTGGCGAAAATGCCGAACTCGTCGTTTCCTTCCAGATGTTCCCGCGTTTTTCGACAAGGCGAGGACGCAATTTACCGAAGTCATTTGAAATCAATGTGACGCATGCATATGCCGCGTAGTAGGACAATTGTCCATCTACCGTCTGCGATGCGTTTTGTTGCCATGCGCCGGGAAATGGTTCGCGCACAAGCGGGAGCCAGCCGCGACTATCGACCGACTATAGGCTACCCGGTACGGACTTCACCAGCCCGCCAAGCGCTTGAAAAATGTCAGGCATTCCGCACGCCTCTTACGATCAAATACGCCATGGCGAGGCAAAATAGGCCAGCACAAATCCAGCCATAAGGAACTCCGGCAGCGAGTGCGATGCCGTGCGTGATTTGTGCGCCGCCAGCCACGAAAAGGGCGAGCACCCAAGTAATCGGCGATAGGGCAATGCGGCGCACTTGCGCAGCAAACGCCAAAGCATAGCCGCAGATCACCTTCATCTTCACTCCGCAGTCAAATCGCGACGGCGATATTGCCGCTTAGGAAGGCCGGTGCGCGGCGAGATTTCGACGCCATCGGATTCTTCTTCGCTGCCGGCATTAGTCTCTTCGGCAACTTCCGCCGATTCGGCGACCGTATCGACTACCGCAACAGCAACTGGCGGCTTCTCCGGCGTCAATGCCGTGGTGATGTATTGCGCGTGATTGGATAGCACAAGAAACCGCGCCTCGTGCGCCGAAACCCGCATTTCGCTGCCAACCGCATTACCGCGAAACGCACGAGTAATTTTTATTGGAACTCTGCTCATCATCCCTCCAAAATGGTGCGGCCCCGTTAGGAGCCGCACCCAATTCAACTTACTCAGCTACCCCAGGTCACCGCGTCGAGATACGACACGGCAGCGCTGCGACGCTTCTGCCAGTTGATGAAACGCTCCGCACGCAGAGCCACGCTGTTCGTCTGGAACATCGAGACGAGCTGCGATTCGGTGCCGGTGGCGCTATTGACGCTCGGCGCATCGTCCATCTGCAGCGAAGCCTCACGGCTCGCATCCAGAGTGAAGCCGCCGTCATCTGCCAGCCAGATATCCGAAGCGTTCGCCAAGATGACGAGGCCGCCAGCGGAACCGCCCGTGTTCTTTGCGTATTCCGACACAATGACCGGAATACCGAGCAGCGTGCCACCGTTCATCGAAATGTCTGGGAACGCGCGCTGACCCAGGGCATTGACCATGAGCGACAGGGCAAGGGCCGTAGTCGAAGACATGATGTAGACCGCAGTAGTCGGGGCGATGTTCGCCGCAATGAACGGCGCCCAGAGAGCGCGAAGGTCAGCGCGGACATGCGCTTCATCCGAACCGCTGGAGCTGATTGCCGCAACACCATTGGTGATCGACGCCGGAGAAACATTCGCAACCGCGGCCTTACCCGGATCGATGAAGTCGATATCCAGACGTTCGCGCAGTGCATCCACCAAGCCATTGCGTACAAGCGCCTCGGCAGACGGATTGCTGAAGCGGATCAGTTCATCCGTGATGACCGAGATCGCGGCCACCTTGGCCCAGGTCAGATTCGTCGCGTTGTAATCAAATTTGGTGAGCGGTTTCGGCGCGCCCTGACCAACCCAGTAGCCCGCGCCGCCCGAAGTCTGACCAGCAATTCGGACATTGAACGGGATATTACGCAGCGATGGAATCGCACCCTGACCGAACTTGCCAACGATGGTTTGCGGACGCAGATATTCGACGAAGTCAGCCGTGAAAATCTGATAGTTGACGAGCGGCGAGGCCCAGGTCGCATCCGTGGTCGTGCCGGCGTTGACGTTGGACTTGATAAGCGCTTCAAAGCTCTGGCCTGTTTCGGCCTGGAACTTCAACGCATTGACGACACGATCGGTTTGCGGGATCTGGCTCTTAGCGATGTTGAACGCGCGACCGACGTCACCCTTGGCCGCAGCCAGACACATCGCATAACGGGCAAACTCGACGCCCGGCTCAAGCTTCTGCGTATTCTTGACCGTCACGCCCTCGCGGGCCTTGATCGCATCTTCCGGTTTCAAGCCAGCAACCGGCACGGCCTTCTCGGCGTTGATCTTCTCAAGACGCGTCAGGCGAGCGATATCGCCGTCAATGCGCTTGATTTCATTTTCGAGAGTGTCGAAAGCCTCGGCCTCGGCCTCATCCATCGAACGATTCTCATCCAACGACTTCTAAGCGAAGGCGTTCATTTCATTGGTCTTGCTCTCGCGAGTCGCCTTGAGATCGGCAATCTGCTCTGCAAACGTCTTACCTGCCATGTTGAATTTCCTTTTAGTTGGTTTGCGGCCTTGTGGCCCCCGCAGCAAAGGGGGGCGATGTCCGCGTATGAATTATTTCTTGAGCGAAACCGCGCCCTTCGGAATTCGCGCACCCGTTACTAACGGGATTGCATGCTTGATGTGTTTCTGGACTTTCGCCGGAGCGCTGTCGAATTGTTTCAGCTTATCTACGACATCGCGGGATAGAGCTTTGTCCATTGTTTTAATGGATGTGATGATGGCTTCCTGGTTGCATGGCACAGAGACAGGGCTAAGCTCATATACCTCATACTCTTGATATTCGACGCCGCCGTTATCGTTGAACGCATACTTCAGCGGCCGGAAGCCGATGCTAACGGCGCGAACAATACCTAGCTCAATTTCGCCCCATGCGGTATCCAATCGATCCTTCAGCTCGCAATCCGGCAATGTATCGGTCTGCGGGATTGTTGCAGTGAACGGAATACCCTTCGCGGTCGGCTTGCCAAAAATGGCCTAGCCAATCGGCTCGTCATGTTCATGCTGGTGAAGTAGCGTGACAGGATTTTGAAAGGTCGCCCCAAGCGGATCGATGGTATCGCCAACGCGATCAACGGCCGGCGTTGTCGCCAAGCCCGTAAACGTGCGCTTCGCGGCATCAATGGCTTTGACCTGGAAAACCGAATAGGCGCGGAGATTATCTGTCATGTCTTTCTCACAATATGAACATCTGGAATTTCTTGTTTGATTCGGCTTGAAGTGCATTCGCCGCGCCGAAAGCCATCGTTAGAGCTATTGCCGCATCGATCTTATTGACTGACTTTTGCTTCGCCAGCCACTTGTTATCCCACTTGTCGCTCTCGGTAACGGCCGACATGATCGCGCTTACCAGCACCGGATTGCGCTTGAGCCGAATTCGGCCCTCAAGCATCGCATCCTCAAGCATGCGCAACGAACCAGGAAACCAAAGCCCTTCTGCCTCTTTGCCAATCCGCTTTGCGGCATCGGTCATTTCCTGCGTTGGCTTTGCCTTACGTATGCCGCCCTGTGGATGCTCGACGAAATTGACGCTCAGCCCAAGCTCAGTTGCATCATCCTCGAACCTGCGAAATGCGTAACGGTCATACGCCACCATTCGCACGCTGTAATCCTGTTCGTACTCGACCATCGTTTGCGCGACATGACGATAGCTGATCGACTCTCCGGGCGGGGCGTGGATGTGGCCTTGCTTAACCCATACCGGAAGATATTCCATCTTGTCGCGATCGGCTCTGGCCTGCACAGTGTCACCAGGTGTCCAAGCTTCAATCCACGCGTCAAACGTTGGCTTGCCTTCCGCCGTCTCGCCAGTCCTTACCACCGCACCCATCGCCGTGATATCGCGGTTCTGCGAAAGGTCAAGTCCGAGAAACACATCTTTCCCATGATGCTCGGCAATATCGAAGTCCGTCAAAAGCGGTTCCACTACTTCGCGGCTCATCCATGCCGCGTCTGCATCCGTCCACATGCAGAAGTGCAGCCGGAGAATTCCATTTTGTTTCGCGGGGATGTTCTTTGCCTGCGCGACTACACTGGAAAGATAGTCCTCGGTGATCGTCACGCCGAGCAAGGGGTTTGCCTTGGCCCAGCATGACGGATCGTTTAACGGATCGTCGGATTCATCTAAAGCACAAACATAGGAGAAGGTCGAATCGTCAAGCACATCTCCAATATAGGTTGTGTCGGTCACTGCATCGATATTTCCCGCCGCAACCTTGATCGCCCATTCGTGTTCAGCCCAGCAAATCGAATTCCGATCTGACCCGCTATTTGTAATCATGAACATGAGCGGCTGGCGTCGGAACTTGAAGCCGCGTTCCAGCATTTCCAGAATCTTGCCGTCTGGCAGTTCATGCACCTCGTCCGCTAGAACGAAGTACGGGCGCGGGCCGGAACCCGACTTGCCAGTATCGCGCGACACCGGCCGGAAGAAGCTTCCGGACTTGTGATGCGCCATATTGTATTCACGTCCTACACCGCCGCTGAACTCGACGCGCCTGAGTAGCGCGGGCGACGCGCGAACCATCTTCACAGCATCGGCGAATAGGATTCCGGCTTGCTCTCGCTTCGCGGCGGCCGCATAAACCTGCGATCCCGCCTCGCCATCACCAAGCATTCCGAATAGTCCGATGCCGCCGGCCATCGGCGATTTTCCGTTCCCCTTCCCCTGCTCAATATATGCCCGGCGAAACCGACGCGTGCCATCTGCACGCTTCCATCCGAACAAACTCCCCACGATGAATGCCTGCGCCGGCTGAAGCTCAAAAGGCAATCCTTCAAACTGGCCCTCGGATAGCCTCAGAACGTTCTCGAAGAACCCGAACACAAGTTCGGCGGCTTCCTCGTCAAACCATAACCCGCGATCCGAGCCGCTTTTCAGATCATCGAAATGACGCCGGCAAGTATTGCGGACATGCGGGCCGGCGACGATCTATCCAGATAGCACGCCTTCGGCATAGGCGTTAATGCGCGCGAGAGAAGAACTCTTCTGCCGGGTCTTCGTCGTCGTCTGCGCCACCATGCGTTACCTTGGTTTCGTCCACCGGAGTTGCGCCGAGCTTTGAAAGGATCGAACTCAGCGCCTGCGTGGCCGATACTCCGAATTCGGCATCTATATCTAACCTAGCCGCGTGGTAGCAGGCAAGCCGCAACAACGTGCGATGCGCTGCGTTCAACCATGGCATGTCCCCGACGAATTCATGCCAGCATGCCTTCTGCTCGTCCGTCATTCGGGCGTATGGCTCGCCGATAGGTCGGGCATGTTTCTGGGCGGATCGGCCAGCGAATCGGCCTGCGTTCTTCAGGATCGCGCCAGATGCCTCAGCCTTGGCCTGGGGAAGTCTTGGTCTTGCCATGATCTGTTGCTTTTTCGGTCATTCGACCAATTGTGGATGGGAAAAAACAGAAGCCGGACACGGTGTCCAACCTTGTTCACAAAAGTTTCGACCCGCCCGCCCCGGTCGGCCACCCATTCGCATCAATTCGCGCTTTGAGTTTATGGCCTTGCGATTCAGCGGCCTCTTTCTCGGTCTTCAGCCTATGGCATGGCTCTCTGCATAGCCATTGGAGATTAGCCAGCTCTGTCTTGCCGCCCTTGGACGTTGGTATTGCGTGATCGCAATCACCATCTTCCGTGAGGCGTCCGCATGACTGGCAGATATATTTGTCACGGGCCTTTACCTGATCGACCAGCCTGCGCCACGGTCTACCGCCTCTGCCTTTGCCCCACTTATTCATTCTTGTTTGCTCATCCGCTCAGATACCCAGATGCGTGCTCATCTGGCTCATCCTTCTCGGGTGGATTCAGGAGAACTTCCGTCAGCCTAAGGATGCTCTCTGTCTGCCTGTTCATTGCGTCGGCCATCTTGAGAATGGCCTCTATCGTCTCGCACATTTGGGCGGTTTCCTGATCGCGCTTCTGCGCTTGATGATTGCGGAATCGAAAATCCCATATCGGCAGCGGCCGGGGCGGCGGTGATGGCGGCGGTTCTGGTCCCGGACCTTGCGGTATTGGATTGGGTAATTTCCGTGTCACTTATCAGCCTCCAAACCTATTTGACCTTATCCAGCATCCACTATCTGCGCTTGGCGCATGCTTGGCATGTCATGTTCCTCGCGCCCCTATTCAACGCTCAAGCAACATGCGCTTAGTTTTCAGCTCAATGCTGTAGACGTAATCGTATTCGATCTCAAGCACCGACCCATCATCGAACCGGATAGCAATTGTGTCGTTGACACTGAAGCCGCCATCGCCAGGAATATCTGATGCGGAAACGACTTTTCGTCCCGCTATGGCTTCGTTCCATTCCATGTCTTCTCTCGAAATGTGGTAGCGACAGCAGGGATCGAACCTGCGGATGTCGGTGTCAAAGACCGATGCCTTACCACTTGGCGATGTCGCAAGATTTGGCAGCCCCGGTCTAGAATCGAACTGACACCCTCTGCTGTAGAGGCAGATACGCTACCGTTACGCCACGGGGCAACAATTTTTCTGCGGAAACGTTAGGAGTCGAACCTACGGATCGTTGCCGATCTACGGGTTAGCAACCCGCCGCCTTCGGCCACTCGGCCACGTTTCCATATTTGGTACGCCGTGAGAGACTTGAACTCCCATGCCAGTGAGGCGCCGACTTCTAAGGACGGTGCGTCTACCAATTTCGCCAACGGCGCGTTTGAAATGGTCAGGGGTGAAGAATTCGAACCTTCGACAACTCGCCTCCAAAGCGAGGACTCTGGCCAGACTGAACTAACCCCTGAATGATGGAGCACCAGGGAATTGAACCCTGACCGATCTGCTTGCAGGGCAGTTCTGCGTCCCAACGCGCGCCCCGAATTATCAATTCGTCTTCATCGGCGGCACCTGGTCGAGGTAGACCTGCGCAGCCGTTCTAAGCATGTTCGCGATGGTCTGCGGGTCGAACTGTGGCCCGATGATTCGGCAGTTCCCGTCCTCGGTCGTGCGAATCAGGAATGCCGCTACGCCTTCGTTCGCGTACTGGCCGCACAAGTCGGCCTAGCGTTCGTCGATCACCTGTAGCGGATTCATTTCCGCATTCCGTGCATGACGACCTTTGCGTAATAGTCGACATACTGTTCGCGGCACTCGCCGGCGGTTAGGACGCGCTTGAACTGCGGATTCGTGAGCGCGTACAATTGCGTGAACCATCGAGCCGCCTTGCGTATTTGCTTCTCGTCACTTGGCCGCACTGCGCGTGCCCTATAATCGTCATCCGCCCTTTCCAAGCTTGCCGGCGTCATCCACTCGGGCTGGTCAATAAACAGCTTGAGCACGCCGCGTTGCGGATCGTAGATCGATGCGACGCGATGGCCGAGTGATTCGATTGCAATCTCGGCGGATTCCTGCGGATCTGGCATCTATTCGGAACTCAAGCCATGATCTCCAACGCGCCAAGCAGCAAACCTGCGGCGATACAAAGGCAACCGGCGCCGTCCGAAATGTCCTTGTCGTTCACGTACAGCTTCGCGGTCTCAAGTAGAAACATGGCACCAATGGCGATTAGTAAAACGGTGGCTGTCATTCAATTGACCTTCTGCCATTTCGACTTCACCACTCGTTGCCAAGGCTGACCGCGCGTATAGCTGATCGGCAAGTCGTCCCACGCATCGGGAGGGAGCGCCTTGCGCTGCCTATGCTGCACAATCCCCTCGTCGCCGTAGTCGTCAGCGATGCGCTCTAGGCGCTTGCGTTCGGACTTCTTACCCTTCGGAATTCGCATCCAGCACCCGCTTGTCGGCTCGCTGCGTTTCGTGCGACTCATTTACCAGCCCGTTTTGTCACTCACGCTTGTGGCCCAAATATCGGCAAGAGCAGAGCCAGTCCATTGACAATCCACAAAATCCCCACCGTCGAAGGGGAGGTTCTGCTAAGTCCCCGGAACTCGGCGTATGCGAACAGGAACGATATAACTCCGAAGAATCCCGCGATGATTTGCATTTGTCTCCCTCATGCGTGAATCGAATATCTGCCGTTTATGCGCTTACCACGTACCGTCTTTCTGGATCAGTGTAATGAGAGAACGGAATGCGGTCGCTGGTGTGAAATCCATGCAAAAATCCAGCCCCAGCGAGCACAACCAAAACGGGCCGAATTTCCTGATATGCGGCTTATTTCCTGCGCAGTGAAGAACGAAACTGCCGCCGTAGACGATCTCGGGATTCATTTCCACTTCTTCCCGCATACCCTTTCGCCTGTCTCGTTGTGCGCAAGGATGTCCTTAGCCAGCGGGTCGCACATTTGATCCGACTCGCACACACGCAGAGGGTGCGCCAATTGGCAATAATCATGGACCGTGCGCACTGGCAACAGATTGCATCCTGCGAGTGTTGCCGCCAGAGCAACGAACGTTGCCGCTTTGACGATGATTCTCAATCGCGCGCCCATTTCTTCTTCAACTCCGTGAGCGCCTCGCCCTATGGCAGGCTATGGGTTTCGGCAACAATCTCAGTCTGCTTCACCAGCGCGTCATTCACTGCGCGCGTTTGGGTCGCCTCGATGCTGGCGGTTGCCGCGTTCGATCCCTTGCGGAAGGCGAGGATGATCGCCATGAACACAGCCAACAGAATGGCACCGATGCCGATTGCCCAGCCTTTGGCCTTAACGAGAAATGCGGTCAGCACCAGCCATCCTCCGGCGCGGGAAGATTCGGATTCAACATGCCCTCCATCTCTTCCAATAGGGCGTCAAGATACAAGTCCCAGCATGCCGCTAGACCCGCATTGATGCGAAAGATCGGGTCAGCCAGCCAAAAGGCGAATTCGCTCATCACGTACTCTTCCACGTATACCGCTGACATGTGGCCAGCGCGTCACCTTGGATCTTGTTTTTGATCGTTGCTTTGATCGCGTAGTTGCGCATCTGTACGTATTGCTCGTCTTGCTCAGCGATGGTGTAGATCGCAACCGCGAGCAGTAGGCCAAGCAGTAGCGCGAACCATTTCATTGGATGCCTTGTAGGCAAAGGTCGTGCTCAGCCTGCCGGCGCTTCACAATGCCGTAGCAATTGCTGGCTGCGATGCGGCAGTCCTTGCCGTCCACGTAGACCCATTTCAGCAGCTCGTCGCAGGCGCCCTTGTGGTCGCCGAGATTGAGTTTTTTGACGAGCGTGGATCTGCAGAAATTCCCCGAGCCGACATTGAAAATAAAATCGATACCAGCCGCTCTCTCGAAAACACTCACCGGCTCAAATACGCAGCGGTCAAAAGCGTCGTTCGCATTGACGAGATTGGCGCGCAGCCTTTGGTCACACTCTTGGCGCGTCGCTATATCGCCAGCCTTTACGCCGTGCGTATCGCCCTCACAGATCGTCCACACGCCGCCAACGTCCTAATACGCCTCGTAGCGCGTACCCTCATGCTGCGTCGCCATCGTGCCCGCAATCGCGAGCGCGGCGCCGGCAAAGATGGTTGCGATTCGGGTGTTGAATGACACGCGCTTAATCTTCGTGCTCAGGCAGGTACTTCTTGTCGCGGGCGAAAACATAGCCTCGCCAGCACCAAGAAAGCGCATAGCAGATACCGCAAAACAGGGTCACGTAGTTGATTGCATCCGGCACACTCATGCCGAAGAAATTTGCAGCAGAGATGCCCGCGAATGGGACGATCTTCACCGCATCGGCGGCCATCGGATGGTCAGAAATCTACTGCATTCCCCTGTTACTCCCTCTTCACGGCGGCAAGCTTTGCGCCCTTGGTTTTTTCTGGCTCAACGCTTCGCCATGTGCGCGAATCCCGGTCCAGTACGAAAATTTGGCCATCGCGCATCTGTGCTGCAATGGAGTTTGTCAGTTCAGCGAATTCGATCACGTCGAAGATTAGGCCGCCTTCGGGGAGGAGTTCCGCGAGTACGGGTTCGTACATTTCGATCTCACCCAGACCCTCTTCCTCGGCTTCCGCTTCTTCGGTCATTGCAGATGTGCCCAGTCTCGATCCGGATAGCGGCTCGTCATGTATGAATGCAGATCTTCACCGGCATATTCCTTGCACAAATACCGCAGCGTCAGGAACATGGGCTCGAAGTCACCTTCGCGAACGTCATGCAGAACCGCAGTTCCGCGCCATTCGTTGCGCGCTTGTGGACCGCGATAGTCCTCAACGCCCAGGTAACACGATCCGGCAACAATGCCGTGAACCGTCTTGCCCATTGGCAATGGTCGATTGCCGTACTTCAAACCCTGCTCGTGGCCGCACACGAAGCTTGCGCAGAGCTTGTTCAAGCGATTGTCGATCGTTCCGCCGATTGGTCGCGCGCTATGCGATGATTGCCAGTAGTGCGAGTAATGCACGCCATCAATTGCTACGGGCGCTAGAAACTCGTGACGCTCAAAACCGAACTCTTCGACTCGGCAAAGCTGCGAACCGACTACGCCTGTCAGTACTGGGTCATTCGCCGCAATTCGATCTGCTCGGTTCTCGTGATTTCCGGTTATGAAAACCTGGCGCAGCGGCCAGCGCTTGATCTTGCGGCGCTGGATTCGCGATAGTTCCTTTTCGATGGGCTCCATCAACCGTGCCATCGCGGCATGTCCCGCATCCAAATCAGCGCGGAACCTCGCGTTTTCTTTCTTCGCCGAGCCCGGCGCATCATGCGATGAAAGGCTCGGTAAATCCCACCAATCACCGAGACATACGAGCACATCAGGCTTGCGGCGCACGATGTCTTGCGCGATCCAGTCGAGGTGGTCTGTGATGTCCCCCGGCCGCACTTGCGTGTCCGGGAGGATGTAGTGGGTGCTCAAACCTTAGTCATCCGTCGCAATCGTCGCAGGCTGCGGCGGTAGCAATTCAGCGACCGCAGCATCGGCAGAATCTTTCGCGATTTGTGAATCGTGGATCTGCGTTCCAATGCTCGCGCCTCGTGCCTTTAGAATCTCGTGCAAGTAGCCGCTTGCGTTGAACAGAACTCCACAGATGGCGGTTTCGATGTCCTCGTGCGTCGGCTCTCCGCGATGCGCTGACCACCATGCGAAATGATGGCGCCAGCCGGACTTCATGTAGGCCGATTTCGGTATGCCAAGCTGCCAGTTGTCGCTCTCGCGCAGTCCTTCTGCGGTCATGCGGTTGGCGTGCATGTATTCGGCGTACCGAGCCAGCACTAGCGGGCTTAGGAAGCCCTCGAAATCTAGCTTGCTGGCATCGAGATCGCGCGTTGCACCAGTCTCGAACTTGCGAACGTGTGCCGTCATGCGCGATCGATATCCACACCCCGCGCATGCTGGATGCCATAGAACGCCAGCGCCGCGATAACGAAGGCGATTGCGAAGACTGGCCCTATCCAAATTGGCAATGTCACGATGGCCCAGCCCCAATCGACAAATCCGGTCAGCTTGAGGACTGCAAAGAAGATGCTCACTAGGCATTCGGTCGCAATCGCGATCACAAGGCCCTTCATTGGGTTACTCACTTCGCCGTCTCCGCGAAAGGTTGAATTTATTTGCGGGCCGGTGCTGTTAGTTCCGGCTTTGTGGCAATCGGCGTGGTATCAACGCCGCGTTTTACATTGAACGTAGGATCAGACCGGAATCGAACCGGCGAGTCCTGCTATCCGCCTATGTCTTATCTAGAACGACAAATTCGGAACCGCATCGCTCAGCAAACCTGCCCTGACCCGACACCCGTTTCAGTCTCGCTCACATGATTGGCGCGTCAGCACCGCGCACTCCGCAAATTCCTAGCCCCGCATTTCGCGAGGCCGTAACTGTTTCGCCGCATGGACGATCAGCTTTGGATTGTTGCCGGGGTCAGCTCCCGGCGAGGACTGTTACGACACAGTTTCCGGTTGTCCGAGCCCTACCGGGGGAGGGTTTGCGGGCCACAATCAGTGCCCGCGATTCACAAGTTGGAAATGCTCAACTTTCGCCGTTTTCGATACACATTTCGGCGATATGTCGCAAATTCCCGACTTTCCTATACAAATCGGCGGGACGATGACGCGCCACCTTTACAGCATCGGGTTTTCAGGGTTACGTCTAGCTTTGCGCCAGTCTCCCGACCCCGCCAGAGGGTGCTACCCATTTGGCCGTTAATGTTCTGCTGCCGCCGATGTTTGTTTACGCCGCATATGGCGTGAACCTGTTCCCCTTACTAATGTTTTGCATTTTTGTTAGGAGCTACATATTGGTATGGACATGGAGGCCGCACACCGTTTTGCCCTACAAGGGAATTATGTGATCTACATGCATACCACGATGTGCGGCTTCGGAGTAGATCAGTTCTATAATCTCGGCTTCAGCCCATGACGGGCACGCATGCATTTTAATTGCCTTACGCCCGGCAGTAGCAGCAGCGCATTTTTCTTTGTTTGCTTTCTGGTATGCGCTTTTTATCTTGCGCAGGCGCTCTAGATTTGCCATCTTCCATGCAAGAGTTGACGCGCGATGCCGTTCGGGATTTTCGGCATACCGCTGCCTAGACTTGGCGCGCAGCAACTCTCTATTTGCTTCTCTGTACCTCAGATACTTCGAATCGGGGGCGCAGGCCGGGTCTGGCTGGGATATGTGTTCCATATACACCGGAACTCCTGAAGCTGTACCTGCGTGTTCTGTCATTAGTCGCCGTATTCAACAAGCGCCTCAAGTTGTCGCCGTTCCAATCGGATGCCGCGCGGCGCTTCACCGAAATTCAGTTCCTGCGCCTCGTCGTAGCCGCCCATCCAGTCCGGGTCGTGGCAAATGCCGTCGGGCAAGATATCGCCGCGCATCCCGATCTATTTTCCACTTTTACGTTTGTCCATAATTTCAGGTTATCGCGTATGGCGTTCGGATTGAATCTAAGTTCCGAACGTTTTCTTGATTACGTCGTGCGCAGTCGATTTACTGCACCCCTCCTTTCTGGCGATATAGCCGTAACTTTTGCCCCGCGCGAACAAATCGGCAATGTTCTGATTTCGGCGCTCAGTCTCAATCGCGCGCGCTAGTTTATCGGCAAGCTCATTCGCCAAATCGGCCGCCAGCGCCCTGCTGGCGCCCTGGGACATGCAGAACTCGATCAGGCCGTCTTGCAGGAAGATCATGCGGCGGCTTCCTCGCGCAGCGCATCGATCGCGCGTTGCGGAACGTTGTAGCCCATCCTCCGAAGTGTTTCGAGACGATCAGCGCATAGTGCCGCCGTCGCGTCGTTGAATGTTTCGCCATCATGGGGAAGATCGATGAACTCCCGTCCCGCAGTTTTTAGCATCTTGCGCACCACAGCACCACGCGCAAACCACGCTGAGAAATCTGTGCGTGAATCAATTTTCGGAGGCAATGGCTCAGCGAAGACCGGGCGTGACCCAGCAACATGGGTCGTGAATCCGCCGCGGCAGTCTTCGTAGACGTAAACATCACATTGAAAATCATCACTCGACCAACGGCAATAGCTCATACCGCAACCCTCGCGCCAAACACCGCAAGCGCCTGCTCCACCGATTCGACAACATGCATCTTGTATCCCCTTTGCAATGCCTCGCCATGTAGCAATACCTGCGCTGGTGTCAGCTTTCGACGCGACGCTGATTTTTCACCATCCTTTATTTCCACTAGCTCCACGCGACCTCGCCAGATACAGACCAAATCCGTCATGCCATCGCCAGCACTGGCGGTGTCGATCACGAGTACGCCAAGGCTGCGTAGTGCAGCAACGATCTAGGCATGATTGGTATCTCGTCGCGCTGCGCGTCTCATGCCGCCCTCCTTAGCCCATTCTGAGATAGCGCGAAATCGACGTATGCCGTCGCCATAAACCGCGCCTCGACCTCGGTATACAGATGCGCGGGGCAATGTTCGCGCGTGAAGTGCTCCCATCCGTAGGCGTCGTAATGGTCGATGTACTCCTGCGCCGTTTCCTCGGGCATGCGATCAAGGCGCGTCCTGCGATTCTGTCGTAGCGTGGCCACGACTTCCCGCAACCTTCTGCGTTCTGCCATTCCCATGTTCAATTTCCTCCACTGTCCCGTTCCAGCACTGCCGAAACGGGAATAAAGTACTCGCACACATTCGCGCCATTTCGCACCGCATCGAAGTCCGAATAGGATTGCCGCATCGGCCCAGCTGGCGCGGTGAATCGGTAACACTCCAGCCGCGATGGGCAAGACTGCGTATTGCATTTTGAAATATCTACCATCAGGCTTTCCTCTTGACTACCTTGCTCTGCGTGCGAAGTGCTGCCCTGCGAAGCCATTCAAAATATCGGCTAATGGTCATGCTGCTCTCCTCGCTTCGTTTTGTGCCGTTTCACGCCAGAACGGGTCCGGGTCCGGAACAAAAACGCCGTTCTCGATGGCGCGCTGTTGAATGAACGCGTAAAAGTCCAACGCTTGCGAGACACTGATTTCGTCACGCACTCCGCGCTCGTTTTTGGTTGTCGTCCGTATCGGTTTATTCTTCAGTTGCGAATGCCAGCCCCAATACTCTCCGCAGAAAAAGGCGTGCAAGTCTTCCTTGTCGTCATTGCCGCGCAAGCCCATGTGCTCCATGATCGGTCCATACGCAGCGGCGAATAGCGCTTTGCGCTGCTTATCGGTTCGCGGCTTCCTGAAAATTGTGACCTCGATTTCCCACGATTTCGTATCCGGGAGTCGATCAAGGAACTCGTGAGCAGTCGCGAGCACCATCGGTCTGTTGGTGTCATTTTTGTGGAGGTAGAAACAAGTGCTCATGCCACCCTCCCCAACATCTTCGCCGGGCTGCGCGTGCTGCCCCTTGGCTTGCGCTGCGCCTTGTTAGGAATAGCGATAGGCGGCAACCCCGCGATCCACCTGGATAGGTCAAGCAACGTCTGGTCGCTGCCGAAGTGCGCGAAGAATGCTTTCGATCCTTCGGCGAGCGATGGGCCAAGCTCGCGGCGGCATGCTTCGGCGGTGCTGAGCGTGTCAGTGAAGATTTGGCTGCGGTGATGAAATTGGCAAAGCGGCAGCACGAAGTCCTGCCCCATCTGCATACCGTTGCGCGTGATGTGGTGAATCTCGGCTGGCGTATGAAGCGGCGCGTTCTGGCCGTTAACTCGGCGCATGAGGCACGCGATACAACCGACTGCGCGAATCCGGTCCTGTTCCTCTTGCTGGCGAGCCGTTGGATTTCCTATGGCGCGGCGGAAGGTCATTTCGTCACCCGCTTGAGTCCAAAGATCGCCATGAACGCATCCGCTGTCGCCAGCGATAGCATGCGATCCGCCATGCGCCGATAGGCTGCGCGCTTGCGATGCTTCGTGTTCCATGATCCTGCGCCGTGGCGTTGCTCGCATAGCTTCCTGGCCGCGCGTTCCAAGGTGTCGAAGTCGGTCATGCGGCGGCTCCGAACATGTCGGATTGATTGTTCGCGGCGGCGAGATTCAGTGCGGCTTGCCGGTAATAACTCGCCTTCAGTTCCGCGCCCACAGCCTTGCGGCCCATTTGCAGCGCGACGTAAAGCTCAGAGCCGATGCCGGCGAACGGCGACAGCACCACGTCGCCGGGATTCGTCCATAGATCGATTCCGCGCCGGATTACTTCAAGCTGCAACGGGCAGTTGTGAACGATCGCGCCTTCGGCTGTGAAAGATGAATCCCCTTCAACTTGCAAGTCCCAGACCTCGGCCTCGCCGACTTCCTCAATCTTGCGAACCTTTTTCCAAGCCCCGAGCGCGTCAATCCATCCGGATTTCTTCTTGCCATCGGAGTTTCTGAAGCTGTAAATCCAGTCTTGCCGCATCGCAACTGCCCGGCCTTCAATCTCCCCGTCACGCCCTGGGCGCCCTGCATAGACGCTTGCAACAACGGACCTCGCGCGCTGCGCAAGCATTGACATGCCGAGCAAAAGGCCGCGAGACACGGATGACGCCATCACCCTGTCGTGTGATTCGACGTAGTGACCATCTGCCGACAAATACCCCGCGAGCAGCGCCTCTGCTTTTTCGGGGCAAAGCGTGACGGCTTCGCCGGGAAGTCGCTTGTTGTAGGCACCTTCACCACAGCGATTGAGAACGTCGCGGACCACTTCACGCAGGCCAACGAGCGCGATCTGAGTCGCCGTTACTTTTGCGGCATACCCCGCATACTTGCCGAGTCTTGCCAATAGTTCGGGGGCTTCCGTGTGCGAACAAGAAATATAGAACTGCCCAAACCCACCACGCAGCCCACTTCGACGGTGACCGCCCCTATGGCCGTCGCCCAGCCATCGGCCAACAATCCACCATTCATCCTCGGTGAGTTCGCTTTCCTCTTCCGGTGGCAACTGTTGATTCAAATATGACCCGAGCACAGTCCGCGCCTCCGCCCATGCGGGGTCAGTTCGTTTCGACTTTTCTTTGGGCCTTGAACCATCAGCGATGCGTGTCCATAGTTTGTGATCCGGCGTCACTCGAAGATCGGCAACGCCTTGCGCACAGACTCGCACTGTCTCGGCGATCCCATTGCAACGTTTCGCCAGAACAGGCTTCCACCGCCCCATGTGGGTCAGCACATGGTCACCTGGCTCAACTTCCTCGATCTCCAAATAGCCATGCTCGCGCGTCAGCACCAGCGAGCCAGCGGCTAGGCATATGTGTCTTTCGTCGTCATGCTCGCGAGCGCTGCGATATTGCAGCGTGTCCGAGGGATCAATATCCGTCCAAACGGGCGAGGCGACTTTCTGCCATTTGTCTACCGGGTAATCTTCGCCATGCGTCACGCGGTCGATCTGCTCACCTGGCGCGCGCATCGTCACGAGATAGTCAGGAATGCCCTGCCGCGACATGGCCGCGTTGCCGCGCACGGTCTTATGCAGCAGTCCTAATGCCTTGGTGCGTTGCATTGCCGTAACCGGGTCTTTCCAGATACAGACTTCGCTCGCATAGATGAATCCTTGCGCCTGAAATGCGCGAATCAGATCCCCGCGAAAGTCTTTCAGTCCGATATAGCCGTCGCGCTCCTTGCTCGTCGGCATCAACATGCAGTGAAACGAAACGTTGCGCCCCGGCTTCATCACTCGGCGAAGCTCTACAATCAGGTGCGCGAAATGCGCGAAAAACTCCGCATCGTTGCGCACGTTGCCCATGTCGCGCGGGCTATTTGAGTACGTGTACAAGCTCGCGAACGGCGGCGAGAAGATCGAATAATCGACACTCGACGCCGGCAGCCCGCGCAATACCTCGACGCAATCACCGTGATACAGGGCGAAGTTTTCGCCCGTCGTTGAATCCAGACAATTCATGCCGCCTCACTCCTAAGCCAATTGGGTGCCACGATTCGACGAGCCGGCTTATATGCGTTCGATTCGCGCATAAGTCCGAGCACGGATTGTTTTATTGCCGCGCCAGTCTCTGCGGCCAGTGCATCAGCCATAGTTGCGGCGTCGGCTTCCTTACGCTTGAGATTGGCGACGATCGCGCCCTCAAGCTCGCTTGCAAAGATATGCGCATGAACCTCGCGCTTTTGTCCGAACCGCCAGCAGCGTCGGATTGCCTGGTAATACGATTCCCACGAATCCGTAGCGCCGACGAAGGCGACGCGGGCGCAGTTTTGCCAATTCATTCCCCACCCAGCTATACGGCTCTTGGTCACGAGTACGCGAATCTTGCCGGCGGCAAAATCCATCATCCGCTGTTCTTTGACTTCCGGATCATCAGATCCTGCGACCTGCACTGCTCCGTCAATCGCCGCAGTCAGCGCGTCGCCTTCGTCATTCAGATCGCACCAAACAATCCATTGCTGCTTATCTGCATTCGCCATCTCAGCGCAGGCCGCTACGCGGTTAGCCAAACTCGCGCGCTTGGCGTCTCGGCGCTCACTCAGGCTAGATGCCTCAAGCGCGAACAGCATCCCATCTGCCGCTTGGGCGGCCGTCTCGACGTGGTGCTCGGAAATATCCAGCGGCGGCAAAACATAGGGGCCATCGTCAAAGCCCAGGTCCGATGGCTTGCGAACCATCGCCGCCCAAGTCGCTACCCATTTCCAGAACAATTCGCGCGCATGGCCTTTCAAGCGCCAGTCCTGGGTTTTTGCCGCATCGTGAATGAAATACTCCGCAAGCATTTCCGCTTGCGTGCAGATGCCGAGGAATTCCGCGTGTGTGCCAAGCTCGGCCCAATCATTCGGCGCCGGTGTTGCCGTCGCGCACAGCTTGAACGGGGTGTCACGGAAAGCGACGAGTAGTGCTTTCAACGTCTTTGAAGTGTGATGCTTAATGATGCTCGATTCGTCCAACACGACAGCGCCGAACCGTTCACAATCGATTTTGTGCATGCGGTCGTAGTTCGTGATATTTACGCCCGCGCGCACATCCTCCGGTTCGCGGCAGTGCGTAATCGTCAATCCCATTTCTGCGCCTTCGCGAACCGTTTGCGCGGCCACGGCCAACGGGGCGAGAATCAGAACATCATGGCCGGCAAGACGATGCACCGCATCCGCCCACGCCAGTTGCATGCGCGTTTTGCCAAGGCCGGTATCTGCGAAGATCGCAGCACGTCCACGACTTAGCGCCCATCGCGTCAAAACGTCTTGATGCGGGAAAAGCGGACCCGCAATCTCGCCAACGTCACGCAATCCAGTGGGCGGAACGATTGAAAGCTTTCGCGAGATGAATTCATCGTAATTCACGCCGCAATCCCCCATTCGATCCGCGAGCGACCAGTGCGATCAAACGGCATCGCGAGCGATCTAACTTGCAGCACGCCAGCCTCGCGCAGTTCGCCTAAGCGGTTCTGTACGTTCTTGAGCGATTCGCCCGTCGCATGTGCAATCTGTTCGGCCTGCATATTGCCCTTGGCGATTTCCGCCACGATGCGCGCATAGCGGCATGACGGAACTTGGCGTTTGCGCTTCTGGAAATTTCGCAGCACGTCAGCGAAGGTTTTCATGCGACATCCCTCCATCCCGCCTTGCTCTGCCGGTCAAACATCACCATCGAACCAGCGACCGCAACGTTGTAGGACTGCGTGCGGATTGACGGAAGCGAAATGACGTGATGGCAGCGAGCGAGCAGCGTCGGCGGGATTCCGTGATCCTCAGCGCCAAGCAAATACATCGCTCGTTCCGGATGGACGAAGTTCTGCATTGGCTTGCCACCCATTTCAACAGCGACCAGCGGGCAGGAATACGGCAGCCCTTCGACAAGCGCATCGAAGTCCGTATACTCGCGATACGGGACATGCTTGTACGCCTTGACCGTATCGCTAGCTTGCTGCGGATAGCGGCGCCCGACCGTGAAGATGCCTGCGGCGCCCATTTGAAACGCAGAACGCCATAGCGTGCCTACATTCGCGGACGTTTTGCTGCGATAGATGCCGATCTCGAAGAATCCGCGATTCACGCCGCCTCCTTCGCAATCGCCTTAATCGCCTCGCGCAACTGCGCCGGAGCGATGTTCCACAACCGATGCTTTTCTTCTTTCGTGGCGTTCATCAAAAGCTCCTTCCATCGTGGCGCGACGTATTGGCACCATTCGGCATAGTTGGTTTGGTGTAGGTGAAATTCTTCATGGGGTTTCATGCGGCCCAGGGGTCAGATTGCGCATCAAAGCGACTGGATCGCACAGGTTCACGCGCGGAACTGGCGGGCCTTTCGCCGTCATCCAAGCGCATGCGGTCGAAACTGTTTTTTAGGTAAATCGCCTCACCGATCTTGATGTTGCGACCCTTGGCAGGGATCAGTTGGACGCATCCTGGTTCCTTGTTCGGGTCGTAGTAGTCCTCGCGATGCAGGAACATGATTACGTCGCTCTTTTGCTCGATCTCGCCCGCCTCGCGAAGATCGGTTAGCGTTGGTCGCTTGTCTGTTCTATTCGCAACACCACGGTTTAACTGCGCGGCAACGACAACGGGGCAGTGAAATTCCTTTGCGAGCGTCTTTAGGCCCTGAACGGCGATGCCAATTTCATGGCGAATGGCTTCCGGCTTCCTGCCGTGATCCATGTCGTGCAAGTGATCGACCACGATCAACTCGATAGGCTTCTGCGTGTGCGCGCGACGTGCGCGAGCCTGCAATTGATTGATATTGATGGCCGGCGTGTCATCGATCAGCACTGGCGCCCGCATCAAGCGATTGACAATTTCGCCATTGCGTGACCAGTAGATTTCCGCGTCAGGCCATTCCTTGCTATTGCTGGGTTGCTCGACCCACGTGAACGGAATATCCCCATGCGATGCAGTTGCGCGCGCCGCATATTCCTGCGCCGTCATTTCCGCCGAGAAAATCGCGGTGTTTGTTCCACGTAGAGCAGAGAAAAATGCAAGGTTTTCGATGAAGACTGACTTCCCCATGCTTGGGCGAGCGCCGAGGATGTAGAGCACGCCAGGCCGCAAGCCATGAGTGATTTTGTTCAATTCATGCCAGGGCGTAGGCAAGCCGAGAAGCTTCGGGCCTGCCTCGTAGCGTTCAATCTGCTGCGCGACAAGCGCCTTGAACGCTCCCTTCGCCGGCATCAGTCCGCCCTTCGGCGTCGCCGCAAGTCCGCTCAGCGCATGCGAGGCGTTAGCAACGATATCGGCTGACGCTTTACCGTTTGGCGAGAAGGAATCGGAAACGATCGTCGTTCCTGCATCGATCAACTTCCGCAGAACTGACTTTTCTCGAACAATCTCCGCATATGCAACGATGTTCGCTGCGCTCGGGGTCGTGTTGGCAAGTTCGATCACATAGTTCGAACCGCCGGCCAGATCAGACAATCCGTTTAGCTCAAACCAGTCGGCCAGAGTCACTGGATCGCACGGACGCGAAGCCTTGACCAGTTCGCCGATTGCACGATAGACCATCCGATGATCCTTGCGGTAGAAATCATCCTCAGCGAGCCAATCCGAAATTTTCGCCAGCGATGCGGGGTCGAGCATCAGGCCGCCGAGCACGCTTTGCTCCGCGTCGATTGAATGCGGCGGCACGCGTAGCACCTGTTCGTCGTAGCGGCTCATTGCGCACCCCGCATCGTTGCGATTGCCTTGTCCATGACGGATGCAATCCGATCCTCGGCGAGCAGGACATCGATGTTCTGCTTCCATGCCGGGTTATTCGGATTCGGCACGTCACCGCGCATCCATGCATCGCTGGCACATTCGCCGAAGAAGGCACCCCAGAAAACAGGCGAGTCGTATTTCCAGCCCTGATCCGCGCAAATCTTCTTCGCCAGCTTTTCGGCGGCGACGAGTCGCTTCTTGCGTTTATCGTTCAGGACTGCGATGCGTTGGCAGTTCGGTAGCTTGGCGTGGTACTGCTCCAAGATCGACGATGCCGACGAATCCCCGCTAGGGGATATAGGGGTATCTTTTATCTCTTCTCTTCTCTTCTCTTCTCTAGTCCTATTTTCGTCCGCATTTTGTCCGCTTTCATTCTGGACATTTTGCGGACATTTCCGACCATCCCTTTTGCGCTTTTGATCCTCAGCGCGGCGCTTTCCTGACTTGCCGTTATGCTCGTCAAACTCAGGCAGAACAAGGGTTTCAGCGCCATCGAAAGATAGCCATTCTGCGCGAATCATCGCCTCAGAAAACCCGGGCCATCCGATGATGTGGTCGAGCGTATCTGGCGTATAGCCGTTCAGGGTTCCATCAACAGAATGCGTATCGAACACACTCCATACCGCATGCAGTCCGCCGATGACCCGAAATTTGTCCGCTTTGGTTGCGGACAAAATGCGGACAATTTTCGGATGCGTTTGAAGGTCTACGCGCATCTTGATCCAGTCACCCGCCATGCTTTCCCCCGAACAGTTCCGGTTGCTTTGGATCGATCGGCTGCGCCAGAACCGCCGCAGCGTTCGCCAGTTCGCCTTCCGTAAATTCCCGCTCCGCCAAGAAGGCGCCGGAGCGCGCACTGCCAGTGTTGTTTATGCCGGGCATCACTTTCTGGCTTGACGCCCCGAAGCTCGTTGCTTCGCTATTGTTCATGCCGCTATTCCAAGGAAATGATTAACTACGAGTTCGCATACGAACGAGCCAACGCTTCGATTCCCTTTGCGGGTATTGCATTTGGCGCACGCCACAACTCGATTGTCCCGAGTCAATCGACCGCCCTTACTCTTCGGCACCACATGGTCAAGAGTGCTTTCCTTGAATTCCATATAGCGTCCGCAATAGGCGCATTTATGTCTCTGGCGTTCGTAGAGGGCTATCCGCATCTTCCGTTTAATCTGATTACTCATGCGGACCTCATGTCTCTGAGCAAACGCATTTCAACCTCGCGCTCAGTTTTCAGGCGCGTCAGTTCCTCTTTCGTTTCCCGCAACTCACGTTCCGTGTCCGACTCAAGCCGGCGCAAGCTACGTGGGTCATAGTTGAGTTTGAGCAGCATCCAATTCAGCGGCGCATCGTTGCCGCAGCGCTGAATCAAAGCCACGATGCCATCAAGGCTCAGACTGTTCTGACCGGTCTTGATGCGCGACCAAACAGCCTCTTGTAACCCAAGATCCGCAGCCACAATCTTGTCTAGCAATCCAGCCTTTGTTGCGCACAGAGCAAGCGCCGCAGAGCCGCTTGGCTGGCGACGAACCTCATCAAGATCAACGTCCACACGACGTCCGATCATTGGCAACTGCGCCTGTACAACAACATCGGTCATGACAATTGACTCGCGTTGACGAACGATTCGGGGGCAAAATTCTGAGCATGGACAGACAGCAAAATTTCGCCGTGCTTTGGAGCCATTCCCAACAGGCAACCCACGTCGAACCAGTGCGCGACATGCTCGCGATCAACCGGGTCAACTTCGGGCAGCGGCGTGGGACTGACTACGTAGTCATCGCCTTCACCACCACCGAGCGCGAGGCGGATATCGTTGCGACTTGCCTGCAACGGATTCGGGATTGCGGGTGGCGTGCGCATGGATAATCGAACAACCCAGGCCAGCTTCGGGAGGCTCAATTATACACTAACAGTTGATGCAGTTGTCAACCACTTGTTGCCAACGACTAAGCGATTGATTTAGTTCACTATCAGCGGATGGCAGACAATTACGATCTCTCAACCGTTGGCGGCAGAGTCGAATACATCATTCGAGAATGTCGCTATCCGACGCCTGCGGCGTTCTCGCGCGCGATAGGAACCAGTCCACAGAACGTCAACAAGTGGGTCAACACGAATTCGATTGGGACGTTTGGCCCGAAACTGCGGGCAGTAACCGGGGTCAACCTCAACTGGTTACTTACTGGCGATGGTGATCCGTTTCCGGAAGGTCCGAACTCATACGCCCATGAAGAGGGCGGCGCGGACAAAAGAGCGGCGGATAAGGCTATCCACCAGCTCGAAAATGACGTTGACTCAATGCGCTATCTTCTAAATGCCTTGGTCGCAGTCATGATCGCCTCGCGACCAGACGAAGCTGACCACGTGGCTCGGACAATTCGGGACAAGGTTCCGAAGAAATTTGTAGAGAATGGCTACCTGAAATTAACTCTAGATGCGTTTGATAA